GGAGGGCGGCTTCAAGTCCTTTGATTTGGAAAGTTTAGCTCGCGCAGGAAACCAAGCGCAAATTAAACGGTTCTCTTCAAGGCGCGTGAGTGGGATTGATGGCTTGTCGCCCACTAAATATGGAAGCCGCAAAGAGCCGTAGGAAAATCAAGTACGAAGACAAGCAAGATGTCATAGACAAAGTTATTGAGAAGCACAGATATATCTGGCAACTCAAAGCTATAGCGTGGATGGATTATGACGACGTTGCGCAGATCATCCGCTTTCATATTTTTAAGAAGTGGAAAATGTGGAAACAAGATCGTCCACTAGAGCCTTGGATAGCGCGAATCACTTCGAATCAAATAAAGAACCTTTTGCGTAATAACTATTCGAACTATGTTCGTCCTTGCTTAAGCTGTCCGCACAACCAAGGCAACGAGCCGCCAGCGTGCGCGATCACTGCGAGCGGTAGGCAGTGTTCCGAGTGTCCGCTTTACAGGAAGTGGGAAAAGACTAAGAAGCAAGCTTACGACGTTAAGCTCGCAGTATCTACGGAAAATCACTCCGAGTCGGTTCAAGCGATGCGCGATCCAAACTTCGATATCATGGTTAGTGCGAAACGACTTCACGAAGAGATGAAGCATCGTTTAGCTCCAAAGCAGTATAAAGTTTACCGCCGACTCTATATCGATGGCGCCGATGAAGAAAAAGTTGCCGCCGAGATGGGATACAAAACGAACGAGAAAGGCAAGAAGGCTGGTTATAAGCAGATCAAGAATTTTAAAAAGATTTTTAGACAAGTCGCGGCTAAAATTTTACAAAGCGAGGATATTCTAGGTGGCTACCTCTAAGATTGTATTTAACGACGAAGAGAAAGAAAAGATTCGTAAGCTCGCATCCGAGTTTCCCGATCTTAACGTTATCACGCGCAAGTTTTTCGAGAACGAAGATCTGGACGGTCGTACAAAAGAAGGCTTGGCAATTCGTAGCTTTCTGGTTAGCAATAAGATCCAGTATAAGACATCGAAGTACGAAAAGATTGGAGACTTACCGCTAACCGATCAGCAGAAAGAGTTTATTCGCGAGCAGGCTAAAAGCGGTCTAAATAGCTTTCGAATCGCAGAGCTTTTGTGGGCGGATAGGACCGTTATCGCGATGGGCCTAGAGCATCGAACAGTAACTAACTACATTCGCGATTCGGCGTGTGAAGTTGGAGCCGTTGATGATTCGGCAACATTCGTAAAGTATCAGGTACCTCGCTCGATTGAGCGCGTAATTAACAAGATCAACGAAGCGACTGGCGAGAAGCTCGACAAGGACAGACTGAGCAGACACCACAAGTTTTGCGCCGAAAGACTTTCGATCAACTTAGGTAACTCTCGTTTCCTCAAGATTATCAATTGCTATACGGCACAAGACGACAGAACGATTTTCGAACAAGAGTTTATCCGCATGACTTGGGATAAACCCGACTTGACCGCAGACGAAGTGAATTTGTACATGAACGTTTGCAAAGAAATTATTAATCTCGAAACAACGTCGCGCCACTTGGACAAACTAAACAAGATGTTCGAAGAGACGCAAGAGCAGAACGAGATGAGTATTCGTCTTGCGGAAATTATCAAGGCGAAGAGCAGCGAGTATCACCAGTGCGAAGGTCGCGTCGAAAGCTTAATTAAAAAGCTCCAAGGCGATAGGGCTGGGCGCATCTCTGCGCGTCAAAAGGAGAACGCTTCGATTCTTTCGATTGTTCAACTGTTTCAAGACGAAGAAGAACGCGCAAATATGATAAAAATTGCCGAGATGCAAAAGGCTCTGGTAGCCGACGAAGCGAACAAGATGGAAACTATGGTTGAATGGAAAGCTCGTATTTTAGGCATATCATTAGATGATGCAATTTAAGTGCTTAGAATGCAGCAACGAATTTAATTCGGTACGGTCTCTTCACGCCCATTTGAAGAAACATAATTTTTCACTTGGCGACTACTACACTAAGCACTATCCGCGAAAGAATCTCTTAACTGGCACGCTCTTGCCATTTAAAAACTTAGAAACTTACTTTACCGAGGACTTTGACAACCGCGAGCAGCTACTTCGCTGGTGCGGTTTCGAAGAAGAGTCTGTTGTTAAAGAATATATAAAGAATTTACTAAAGCGACGCATAGAAGAAAAGGAATTGCGGTTTGCTCCTTGTCATTTGGAAATCGAAACGAGCACGCTACCGTCAATCGATATCTACAAGAAGTTTTTTGGATCTTACTCTGCCGTGTGCGAAGAGATCGGTTCTTCGCCAATGTTTCGCAAAAACTTACCAAAAGCTTTTTACGACGACTATTCGGACGTTTTGGTTTTCGTTGATACTCGCGAGCAGCAACCGCTGAAATTCAATAACGAGCGCGAAGTTAAGCTAGACTTCGGAGATTATACCGCTGGTGGCAGCGCGTATACAAAGACTTTCGTTGACCGAAAGTCAGAATCAGACTTTAAAGGAACGCTCGTTGGCGAGAATTTAGATCGCTTTCGTAGAGAGCTTGAGCGGTGCAGGCAAATCGATTCGTACTTATACATCGTTGTCGAGTCGAGTTTAGAGAAGATCGAAACAAATAATCCGTTCGGTGCACATAAGGCTAATCTAAAATTTATTTACCACAACATGCGTTTGCTCCAGCAAGAGTTTGCTGGTTACTGTCAATTTGTGTTTAGCGGCAATAGAAAAAATAGCACCGTTATCATCCCGAAGCTCTTAGCTATGGGGTCGAAGCTTTGGGAAGTTGACGTGCAATATTTTATAGACAAGGACTCATCATGGCTTGGATCGAAGGAAAACAAAAAAGAAAAAGCGTTTATCGAAACGTAAACCAGCAAATCCTTGATAAAAAAGGTTTTTTAGAAGAGCGAGACGCAAAAATCTTGCTTTATAAATTCCTGCGCGGCAATATATCTTTCTCATCAGAAATTATCTGTGGGGTTAAGTTATTTCCGTTTCAGCATCTCGCGATCAAAACGATGTTCGAAACGGACTATTCGATGATGGTATGGAGTCGCGGTTTGTCTAAGAGCTTCACATGCGCCGTATTCGCATCGCTCGACGCGATATTGAATCAAGGCGTACACATCGGCATCGTGAGTAAAACGTTTCGTCAGGCGAAGATGATTTTTCGCAAAATCGAGGAGATAGCAGAAAAGCCGAATGCGGCATTTCTAAAGCAGTGCATTACTAAAGTATCGAAGAGTTCCGACGAATGGACAATGGAAATTGGCCGTAGTAAAATTACTTGTTTGCCTCTTGGCGACGGTGAAAAGCTGCGCGGTTTCCGCTTTCACCGAATGATGATCGACGAGTTTTTGCTGATGCCCGATAGAATCTTTAACGAAGTTATCATTCCGTTCCTTTCGGTAGTGCAAAATCCCACTGAGCGCAAACAAGTTTACGATCTTGAAAGCGAACTTATTAAGCGCGGCGAAATGAAAGAAGAAGATCGCTTCATATGGCCTAACAATAAAATCATTGTTTTGTCGTCCGCTTCTTATCAGTTTGAGTATATGTATAAGCTTTACAAGCAATACGAATCGCTGATCATGCATCCCGAAAAAGAGGGCAAGGCTACTGCGAGCCGTGCGATTCTTCACTTCTCTTACGATATTGCGCCGCACGGTCTTTACGACGAAAGTTTGCTCGCTCAAGCGAAGGCAACGATGTCCGAGTCGCAGTTCCAGCGCGAGTTCGGTTCGCGCTTCGTCGATGACTCGTCTGGATATTTTAAACTCAGTAAAATGCACGAATGCACGATCAAAGTTGGCGAAGGTCAGTGCATCGAAGTTGGAGGAGAAAAAAATAGCGAATATATTTTAAGCTTCGATCCTTCTTGGTCCGAAAACGAAGCGTCCGACGATTTTGCAATGAACGTTATTAAGCTAGACAAGCACAACAAACGCGGGATTTTAGTTCACAACTACGCTTTGTCCGGTACGAACCTCAAAAAGCATATCGAGTATCTTCACTACTTGTTAACGAGCTTTAATATAGTTGCAATGTGCGGCGACTATAACGGAGGCGTTCAGTTTATTAATGCCGCTAATGAAAGCGAGCTTTTCAAGAATAACAAGATCGAGGTTAAGATGTTCGAAGCCGATTTTGATTCGCCCGAAACTTATCAAACTGAATTACGCAAAGCAAGATCAGTATATAATTTACGAGAGAATCGCATTTGTTATTTGCGCATTCCAACTAGTACTTGGATAAGATACGGCAACGAACTTTTACAATCGAATCTCGACCATAGAAAAATACTTTTCGCAGCCGAAGCGGTAGACAATGACTTTACGGCGCAAAAAAGCAAGTCGATTCCGGTCAAGAACTTAAAGTTCTATCGAGATCAAGAAGACTCGCAGGGGATCGAGGCCAAAATGGTCGATTTCGTTGACCATCAAGCCGATATGATCGAGTTGGTGAAAGCGCAGTGTTCTCTAATCATCCCAACAACAACTGCTAATGGACACCAAAGCTTCGATTTGCCGCCAGAACTAAAACGGCAGAATGGCGTAGAGAAAACTCGCAAGGACTCTTACGCCTGTTTAGTTTTAGGGAACTGGATGATGAAAATATATTACGATATGATGGAAGTTGAACTTACTCAAGCGCAAGCGACTTTCACACCATTTTTTGCTCGATAAAGTGAAAGTACTTTAATGTACTTTTTAAACTTTAAGTGTAACTTTTATTATAGGATATCAAATGGCACGCCAATATAATAAAAAGTCAGACTACTGGACGCGACTCAAGGCTCCTCAGTCACAAACTTCAGTTCCAATGTCTCAGCCATTAGTCGAACCGAGACTCCTTGGCGAGCCGTTCTATAAGGAAACTGCTATGGCGTCCTATTCGCGTAGCACAAACGGCGGCGAGAACGTTACAAAAACGCGCATTCCGCGCAACGGTACGCAAGAGATCATCGGTCGCTATTCTCTTATCTCGCAAGGTCTTCTGCCTTTCGAGTATACTAAAGATGGCGTCGATGTTCGCGACTCTATTATGCTTTGTCAAAAAGCTTACGCTAATGTAGCAGTCGTGCGCAATACTATCGACATTGCTACAGAGTTTGCGAACACTGATATTTATTTAGAGGGCGGTACGGAGCGCAGCCGCGAGTTTTTCACCAAGTGGTTCAATAAGATTAAGCTCTGGAAACTGAAAGATCAGTACTTTCGCGAATACTATCGCAGCGGAAATATCTTTCTTTATCGTATCGACGGCAAGTTCAACGCCGAAGACTTCCGTTTACTTTCTGGCTTGAGCGAAAGCGGCATCCAAAACAATAAAGTTCCGATTCGCTACGTTCTCATCAACCCTTACGAAGTTGTCGCTAAGATCTCAAGCTCTTTTGCTGAAGCCGTTTACGAAAAAGTGCTTTCCGAGTACGAACTCGAAAGACTGAAGAACCCCAAGAACGACGAAGATCTTGAGCTTCTCGCTGGCTTCCCGCCCGACGTTCAAGAGCAGATCAAGAAGAAGCAGTACTTCCGCGACGGCTTGAAGATGAAGCTCGATCCGACGTTCTTGATGTACTCGTTCTACAAGAAGCAAGACTACGAGCCATTTTCTATTCCTTTCGCTTATCCGGTGCTCGACGACATCAACGCAAAGATGGAACTGAAGAAAATCGACCAAGCTATCGCACGGACAGTCGAAAACGTTATTCTTCTTATCACGATGGGCGCAGAGCCTGACAAGGGAGGCATCAATCCGGCGAATATGACCGCGATGCAAAACCTATTCATGAACGAAAGCGTCGGTCGCGTTCTCGTTTCCGACTATACGACTCGCGCCGATTTCGTTATTCCTGACCTGAAGAAAGTTGTTGGTGAGGAAAAGTATCGCATTCTTAATCAAGACATTAAGGAAGGTTTGATGAACGTGATGCTCGGTGACGACAAGTACGCTGGGCAAACGGCGAAGATCGGATTCTTCATGGAGCGTCTAAAGGAAGCTCGTAACGCTTTCCTTAATGATGTTCTGCAACCGGAAATCATTCGGATCTCGAAAGATCTCGGCTTCCGTTCTTATCCAGTCGCTAAGTTCACCGAAATCGATTCGAAGGACGAGACGCAGTACATGCGCGTCGTTTCGCGCTTGATGGAAACTGGTATCATCGCTCCAGAACAAGGCATCGAAGCTATCAAAACTGGTAAACTACCAGAAGCGGCTGATCTTGAAGCGGCGCAGAAGAAGCTTTACGAAGATCGCAAAAAGGGATATTATAACCCAATCGTTGGCGGCATTCCGGTTATGCCCGATGGCGAAGAGGAGTCCGCTCCCGCGCCAGTAACGCGCACTAGCCAGCCGACAAACTCTGGTCCTGGTAGACCACCAGTTGCCACCGCCTCGAAAAAAGACATTAAGAGCACAGTCTACGAAATCGATACGTTCATGAGAGCTTCAGAGAGTTTTGCAACAGAAAAATTTGGAGTTGATAAACTTAATGATCAGCAAAAGCAATCGGTAAACGAGCTTTGCAAAAAGATCGTCGCTTCTAGTAGCCGCGAAGACTGGACCGTGAACTTGCAGAAGTGTATCGCTAATTTCGAGGAGATCGAGTCGCTGCATCCTTTGCAACAAGTGATGGACACTGCCGATGAATTTTTATTAGATGAATATTCTGCGGCAATTTTATTCCATTCTGCTGTAAAGTAATTTATGGATTTTATCTATAAGACAAGACTGGAAGACATTTCCATTTCTTGTTACCGTTACGGAGATAAAAGATTTCAGATCTCAAAGGCGTCGCTCGACGAGCTTCGCAACCTGTCTCCGAACGTTGATTTCGAGGAGAACCCCGACTTGCTCGGGGTTTCGTTCAATCTCGCTGTTCCAAACACGATCAACAACAACGGCGATGGTATTTCCGGCGCTACTGCTCGTAAGATTGCGAAACGCTTTCTCAACAAATACTTAAATATCGAGCACAACAAAGAGCGCGTCGTTGGTCACATCACGAATTATTCGTTCAATAAAATGGGCACGAACGAATTCATGAGCGAAGAAGAAGCGGCGACTACGCTCGATCCATTTTATCTATCGGTTGCTGGCGTTATTTACAAGACCGTTGACAAGAAATTCGCGTCGTTAATGACGCGCAATTCGGACCCTGAAGACTCTTTTTACAATTCAGTTTCGGCTAGTTGGGAACTCGGATTCAGCAAGTATTTTATCGCGCTCGGCAGCAAATCCTTGAAAGAAGCTGATATTATTACTGACCCACAACAGGTACAAGAATTAACAAAATTTTTAAAAACAAAAGGTGGCAACGGAAAGCTTAACGACGGCACGCCAATCTATCGCGTAATCGTTGGTGATATTTATCCGCTCGGCGGCGGTTTTACGACTAATCCAGCAGCGGAAGTGAATGGCGTTGTTGCTTTTGACGAAGCATCTTCGATCACGTTAGAGGACGACGAAAAAGAAGAAAAATCAGAAGAAAAATCAACCGCAAATATCGACTCTGATCATACACAAGAAGTCGAGGTTTTCGTCGCGAATAAAAAATCAAATTCCATTTTAGACAGAAAAAATGTAAAAAATATAAACCATATGGACTTAGAAAAACTTATCGCAGAACTCAAGTCTGCTCTTCTTGAGAAGAAGTTTGGTGAAGAGGCGGTTGCTTCAATGACCGCTCACTTCGCAGAAGCTATCAAGCAAAAAGATGCAGAGTATCGCGACTCCGTTGCGGCTGAAAAGCAAGCTAAAGAGCAAGCTCAGAAGCTGTACAACGAAACAGTCGCTTCGGTAGAAGCTATGAAAACTGAGCTAGCAAATGCTCAGGCCGAACTGAACAAGATCAAGGAAGCTCAAGCTCAAGAACAAGCCGTAGCTCGCCTCAATGCTCGCATTGGCGAACTCGACGCTGCTTACGAACTCTCCGATGAAGACCGCAAGGTTATCATCTCCGAAGTTCAGTCGATTGAAGCTTCCGAAGAAGCCTTTGCTTCTTATAAAGAGAAGTTCTCTGCCGTCTGGAACCACAAGAATAAAGACACGATCAAGGCTCAAAAAGAAGAAATCGAAAAGAAGATCGCTGAACAAGTCGAAGCGCGTCTCAAGGAAGTTAGCAAAGCTTCCGTAACTGAACCCGCCGTCGAAGCTAAGAAGGCCGACGTAGAAGCTGCGCTCGATAACGCGACAGCGACCAATAAAGCTCCAGACAGCAAAGTCGCTGTTGAGCAATCTTTCCGTGAAAAGTTCGCAAAAGCGTTCTCTCGTGAAAATATTAGCGTAAGCTATTCTAAATAAACAAAAAAAACTGTAAATAAATAAAAGGACAACAATATGGCTATTCGTCTCCTACCATTCCGTCAATACGACGAACATGATGTAGTTAATATGTACGCCCTCGTTGACGCTGGTGTTAACGAGAGCACAACTGGCGTCGGCACAGGCGACGCGGGTGTATTCGTCAAGGTTTCCGCTGGAAACTTCGACCTCGATCCCGTTTCGTATGCGACCGACTCGTATCTAGGCAAAACCGACTATCCCTTCGTCGGTGCGAACTCTTATCCCAAGGTTAACCTCAAGGTCACACCCGCTGCTTCGGGCGACCTCACAAACTGCCTTGGTATCACCCTGCTTCAGACTGCGAAGTTTGACGAAAACGGTGAAAAGCTTCTCTACTACCGCCAAAAGGCGGAAGAGCTGATGTGCGTACTGCCCGGCCAAGCCGTTCCAGTTGCGACACGCGGTATCTTCACCCTTTCGAAAGACGCTATCGACGGTACGCTTACCGTTGGTTCCGGCTTCAAGCTTTCCGCTAACGGCGGCAAAGTTACTGGCTGCGCCCACAACGATGACGGCAAGCTCGGCCTCGTTCTCGGCACAGGTTCCCGTTCGAACCTCACAAGCTCACCTGACCAGTTCTCTGGCGTGTTCGCTGTTGTTGGTCTCCGCATGTAATTCAACCAAAAGGACTTACCTAAATGAAAATCACACTCAAGCGTACTCCAGAACAAATTGAGCTAATCAAAGCGATGGCGAGCCGTAACCGCTCCGTTGCTTATGACGCTCAAGTTGCTCTCGCTGAATTCATCGGACCCGTTCTCGCTGAAGTCATCAACAATGCTCCCACACTGAGCAATCTGTTCACGGCTCTGCCATATAACGCGGACGATAATCCCAGCATCCCACTCGACCTCTACTACGACATCACTGACGAAGACTACATCACTGTATATTCCCAGTCCGTCGCTGGCGGTCTTCCCACGAACCAAGTTCTCCCAACGGCTTCAGAAATGAAGGTCGCTACCTACTCGCTGGATAGCGCCCTCTCTTTCGACCGTCGCTATGCTGCGAAGCATCGCATGGATGTCGTTGCTAAGACCTTCACCCGCATGGCTCAGGAAATCCTCCTGAAGCAAGAGCGCACCTCGGCTACCCTGACGATGGCCGCTCTCGCTAATGCCGTCACGAACAGCAAGGCGCACGTTCAACGTTCGAACCAAGCTAGCCGCTTCCTGCTGGCCGACTTGAACGAACTCCTGACCCTCGCGAAGCGTATCAACACTTCGTGGGCGAACGGCACGCCTGCCACGGGCGCTCGCGCTGGCCTGACCGACATTCTGGTTTCCCCAGAAATCGTTGAGCAGATCCGTGCGATG